AGCCATTCCGCCCTTAGCCATTTCCATGCGCTCATCTTCGCTGTACATTGCTTTGAGGGCAATATCAGCAATCTCTTCATCAATGTCCGATGCTTCGTCAGCGTCATACTCGTCGTAGCCAAGGATTTCGCCGTCTACGCCAACATAAACATCGTAGGACTTGCCATCAATGCCTTCAATCTCATCAGCGTATGCGTCGTATCCGTCAAACATGTCCGCATCAACGGAAACAACATCTCCCTCAATTGACTTTGTTGCAATAGCAGATGCTTCGCTGAAAGAAATTACTTTCTGACCCGGAATTGTTGCTACTTCACCAATCAAGTCCTCATTAAGGAGATGCCAACCCATGCACTCGCCACTTGTTCCATCAAAGTAAGCCTCAACTGGTTTTCCATCTTTGCGTTGAACATCAACAACAAAAATGTCAACTTCGTCTGCATAACCAGAGTCTAAAACTTTTCCTGCGAACATGGTTTCAGCCATACCCTCAACTTCAAGAAGACTTGGCATTGTGTCTTGCTGTTCACATCCACCTGGGCATGATGCACAGATTTGTGAACCACCTGCATAGACTTTTCGCTCAATGGCGCAAACGAAAGCAAGGTCGTCATAATCAGCAGACTTAACTCCCATTGTTTGCATACGCTTGGCGCGAGCCTTCTTGCGCTCTTCCATCATCTTCTCGATTTCGCCGTACATCTTTTCTTCTTCGGCGTCCAAGTCTTCATCCATCTCGTCGTCGTCGTCTTCTTCGCCGTCCATCTTTTCTTCTTCAAGAACTTCCATCATTGGCTTTTTCTTTTTCTTTGACGGAGCCATTGGCATATCTGCTTCGACGTGCATGGTTTTTTCTTCAGATGCGGTCACCCACTCGCTCTTTTCTTCTTCAACTGGAGCAGATGCTTCGGGTGCCATATCGGAAGGTACGGCTTGTTCTGACTGTGTTACAGCCTTTGCTCCGCACTTGCCACAGACTTTTGCACCCGGCTTGTAGCCACAGTCCTTTAATTCCAAACCCTTGGCGCATTCAATTCCGCCGTCAGCGAGAAGTTTTACTATTGGTGTCGTATTTTCCATGTTCGTGGACTCCTTGTAGTGCATTGTTTTAGCAATACACCTTGATGGATTAGAGCAAACAGAGCATGGTGTCAGACGTTTTTCGCCCGACATCAAACACTGAAACTTTGCTGTTTTTTGTGGTAAACCTGTTATTGAAGTATAACTCATAATAGTGTTTTGTTTTCGTTTCAAATGCAACACGGATTTTGTGAAGCATTTTTTTTATTTACAGAACATCCATCACATTGATTAGAGCGTCAAAGGCGTCGTCTTCAAGGTCGGTCAAATCAATCTTGACTCCCTCTTCGGTAACTTCTGACTTTATTTCGTAGTAATCCAAAACTGGATTTAGAAGGTCTTTCAATTCATAAAGCGAACGCTTGTCTGAGGAAATCGTCATGGTCTCAGTCTCGGTGTAATCAAATGATTTCGCTTGTAAATCAGAATCAACACCACCCGCACTAAGGACTTCCTGTAAAAGATTGAAAGCATTTTGAATTTTAAGCATGTTCCGTGAATTGAGAACACGACCAGCCTTGACCTCAATGTCTTCATCAGCGTCTTTGCCCATGAGTTCTGAAATAGCAGCCATCAGCATGCCAATCATCTGCTTTGGATTTTTATCTCCGCCACCACAACCACAGTCATCGTCATCAGAACCTTTGTAGTACGGCATTTCCATGACGCCACCGTTGTCATCATCGCCTTCCATGACCCAGTTGTCCTTGTCAGCCATGTAATTAATGAAGTCAGGCTCAGCATTCATGAATTGCTTCAAAGCCTCATATGCCTTCTCGTCGGCTTCGTCGTCATTTTCAAACTCAACATCTTCCATCTTCATGGTCTCTTCTGTCTCGTCCGACTCAGCCAAGCGACTCGCCATAGCCTCCATCATCTCGTAGCCCTTTTCCTCAGAATCAAGGAAGTCAAATACTGACTTAATTTCATCTTCAGTCATGGTCTCAAGTGACTTTCCGGGTTTGAGAACTCCACCAAGGCGGTTATTGAATTCGTTGTCATCCCAATTCAACTTGCGTAGTTTTCCACGGCAATTCTTCATGCCGGGGTGGTGACAGCCTTCGTTCGGCCAGAGACCAGTGGTTTCGTGATGCAACCATGCGCAAATATTGCTCAATGGGTACAGTTCAGGATGGTTAGCAAGAATTACGCGACAACGACGGAAACCACCGGGTTTCTTCATAATTGGACGCCAGTAGCGAAGAAGTTCTTCAAGGTTCCCTCGGCGAGGTCCGTATCCACGGGTACGCGCTGTGACGATTTCTTGCGGAATGATTCCGCCAAGAGGGTCTGCTTTTTCTGGTGATTTTGGTTTCACGCCCAATGGCACTTGCGGGTCAGCATCAAGGCGGTAACGGTCTTCAAAGCGTCGCTCTGCATCAGAACCACTAGGCAAATTATCTCCATCAGCGTTGATGTAGACAGTTTGTGGCTTCACTCGTGTTGGGTCGCCAAACATAAATTGATTGTTTTCAAAATGGTAGGAAACACGCATCGTCATGATGCCTTGACCCTCTACCCGATGGTCAAAAATTACGCTGTTTGAGTCTGATTCCCTGATTTTTACGGCTCCACCAAACTTCTTGGCGAGAGCGTATGGCAGGTTATCCTGACGGCTACGCGACGGCATTGGTGCATCTACGGCGTCGTCGTCTTCCTCTTCTTCTTGCTCTACTTGTGGCTTATTGCGTTGCATGTTGCTTGCCATAAAGCGTGCAAGAAGGGAGCGACCCGCTTCGGTGATATTGCCGTTCTGGTCGCGCATCTGACCTTTTGAGTCATTGCCCTCGAAGGACTTGATTGAGATTGTGCCAGTTAATTGATTTGCACCGTGAAGAACAGGACTTGCCTCATATAGTTCAACCTTTTTAAGAACATTTGCTTGGCGTTGTGGGTCAAAATCCGCATCAAGGGTTTTGTAACCAATTGACCACTCTTGCTCTTCACCAAAGAAGGCAACATCTGCGAAAGCCTGACGTCCTCGCTCGGATTTGAGATTAAATTGAACTTTTGCGTACAGTCCGCCAATACCAGCGGCACGCATTTTCATTGGAAGGCGTGGGTCAGATGGTGGAACTTCGTACATTTCAAGTACTTTTCCAATTGGTTCATTCCAGTTATGACCCCAAACAACACGAGGTTTGCGCCTTTTAAGGCTCTCAGTAAATGCGCCCGGCACGATAATGTCGCCAACACTGTCCTTGTTTCCAATACCCGCAACGAAGCATTCAACAACTCCAAGCGCTTCATCAATATTGAACTGACCTTGGAGTGCTTTGTATTGCTGAGAATCTACTGCGGTGTTTGACATGGGGCTCCAATGAAAAGTTGTTTATTTAACAATAAACTATTTGGAGCGCCAAAAAAGGAACACTTTAAGTATAATGGGCTTGTTTTACTGAAACTACTCTTTGCTGAAGCCAAAACGCAAACGGCAACGACAGTTGAATGTCAGAGCAGGCGGTGCTACAGGGTCGCCCGGAAAGCGCAAAACCGTACCATCAACCAAGAATCCGTCACCAAAATCAACCGTGTTGCCCTCTAGTGTCTTGTGAGTACTGCGTACGCGTGAGTCTTTTCGGGTAATCCAAGTCTTTGTCAAGCCAACATTGTTTTCCTTGCCAGCCAAGAAGACTCCGCCGTTGTATGAAGCCTGAGCCTCATGTTCGGCAATATCCCTGCGACGCTTAGATAGAAGTTTCAAGAAAATTGCTATTAGTGCAAGGCGCAGAAGGACGGAACGCTCTTCTTCGCTTTCTTCCATCAACGCAACGGCTATAGCCGCTCCAATTTCTTCAGCAGTTGTGGCGTTAGCCATTTGCATTCTCTCAACCTGCTGTTGGGCGAGTTTCTCAACTTCTTGCGGTTCCATGACCACATTGCTACTTGTCCTAGAAGCAACATATTCTTTAGCCTCTGTATAGATTGCCAAAATGATTGGTTCTAGGTCGTCAGCGAGTTGCTTGTTCCAAACCTCTTGGTCAAAAACCATATCCACGGTAAGGACTCCTGTGGACAATGCCTTTATTCCCCGTTTACCAAAAGCCTTTTCCAGAACAACACGCTGTTGTCTTTCAAACACACGCTCAAGCGCACGGTCAAGTATTTCAGTCCACCTGTCGGTATCTGCGTCTGCTTTGGTTTCAAGTTCTTGTACGAACTTCAACTGCATTTCATGCTGAATCTTTTCAAACTCTGATAACTGTTGGTCAGGTGTCAGTGTTGCTGTTTCAGGGGCAACACCTGCTTGAGCATCAGGAATTTGTATCTCTGAAGGTGGGGCGGGAGGCGGAACCTGCATTGCGCCTTCCTGCGGAGGTAAACCTTGAGGCATTGCATTCGGGTCAACACCTGCCATGTCAACAGGCTGTTGCTCCTCAGGCTTGAAAGGCTTTTCTGTGTTGGCGATAGGAGTGAGGTTTGGATTAGAGAGAAGACTGTCTGCGAGTTCCGATTCAACCTTCTTGCGACCTGTTGCGGTTCTGTATTCGTTGAGACTAATTAGACCCTGTTGGAATTCGTCCATCACATAGCGTTCGCGTTCCTGCTTTGCAAGAATGAGAATTGGAATGTCTTCCGTATCAAAGTCGACATAATACTTATCGTCAAGTTCATCAAATGCTCGCGCAAGAGTATGAAGATGAGGAGCCATCGTCTCCATCCAAAACACACGCAACTCTTCTGACGCGTTCGAGAATGTTCTTCCCGACGCATTACCAATTACTGATTCAGGAACACCGAAAGCCGCGAAGATTTCATTCTTTTGGAGTTCACGCATTTGCGTATACGCGGCATCTCTTGGAGAGGCGGATGTATCTATGTAGTCAACGCCATCTGATGAAGCAAGAACTGTTGTTGAACCAGCACGCGAAAGGTTTCCACGGAATCGGTTCTTTAGTTCCTGCTTGTCATCGTCTTCCATGTCGCCACGAACTACAAGCAAGCCACCCGGACGACCATCGTTGATGAGGTAGTTGCGGTTATACAGTTTGGACAGGTTCTCTAATTCAATTGCAATTCCAGCAGATTCCATAGGAGTCATTGAGAGATATGGGTCTAATGGGTGTGGTCGGCGTATCCAACAAACATCTTCTGGCTTTAAAACAAACTTCGTTCCGTTGCGCATGTCAACTTCAAATCCTTGAACAAACTTCTTGCTGTCAGGGATTGGCGCTGTGTACTGAGGCGGAAGAAGTTGCAACGCAATTATCTTGCCGTCACGGGAGCGAACCTTTTCAATGAAGACGCCTCGGGTACTCATCAATAACTGAGCAGAAATCCTGTACCTGAAAGCGAACGAGTTTTCGCCGTCATTTGACTTCGAGTTAAAAATCTCAAGTAGTGATTCGTTGTCTTTTGTTTGTTCTCCGCGCTGGTCGTTACCTTTTCGCAGAATGATAGGAAGGCGTGCTTGGTTTCCCGCGATTGCATCTATGCAACGGAACACCCAAGTAACTTTTTGCATACCTTCTCGGTACGCACGGTCAATGTCCCATCCATCTTTATATGGTTTACCAACTCGTCCCATGTCAAAAGCGACAGGGGCACCGGGGTTGGACATTGCTTTTTCAGCACTGTTTCTAAGATCTTTATTATTTTCGCTATTCCAAGCCATTATTCAGATCCCAACAAGTAACCATAGATTCCACAGGTTACTCCGAAGGCGATTAAGCCTGCTGGTGGGAAAATGAGACCCGTACCTATCGAAATTCCTGCGACGAATAAAACCATCAAACAGTTTGCAAGGTTAGGGCGGGTAAGGGAATATTTAAATTTTCGGAAAATGTCCATTGAGACCATCACCTTAGCAAATGAGAGACCTCTTTAATACTACATTATGTATGTACCAATATTTACGAGGACTAATGGCTGACTGGGATAAAATTTATGATTACCTCCAACCGAAGGAGTCACTCTTCTGCCCTGAAGAGGCTTCCCTGACGCAGAAAGTTTTTTTGCGAAGTTACTCGCTTGAGGGTTTGTTTGGTGGTGCCGCGGGTGGAGGAAAAAGCAGTGCCCTATTGATGGCGGCTTTGCAGTATGTGGATGTTCCAAACTATTCAGCGATTCTTTTCCGTCGTACCTATGCCGACCTTTCTTTGCCGGGTGCACTCATGGATCGTTTTCGCACTTGGGTGTCAGCGTATGACGATGTTCATTGGAACGCCAACAGTTATGTCGCTACTTTTCCGTCGGGTGCGCGAGTTTCCTTCGGATATTTGAATAACACTAATGATTACTTGCGTTACAAAGGTTCAGAATTTCAATTCATTGGCATGGACGAAGTCACCGAAATCCGCGAATCGGACTACAGGTACATGTTCTCCCGTCTCCGTCGCCCCGCAAGCGGACCTTTATCTAAAGTCCCCCTGAGGATGCGTTCAGCCTCTAACCCTGCCCCAAATTGGGTCAGACAGCGATTTATTGTTGAGGGTAAAAATGAGCAGAGATTTTTTGTTCCATCATTTTTAACTGACAACCCAGGAATTGACGCAGAATCGTACCGTCAGGCTTTGTCTGTTCTTGACCCCGTAGAGCGCAGAAGGCTTGAAATGGGCGACTGGTGGGCGACTACTCTTGGAACATTGTTTGACAGAACTGATTTTCCTATTATTGACGGCTCCGATGTGCCCGAAATCACAAGTAGCGCTAGGGCAGTCAGGTATTGGGACTTAGCGGCAACCGAGCCTCATTCAGGGAACACTGACCCTGACTGGACGGTAGGAACTTTGATGCTTTTTGACCAAGGAATCTCCTACATCATGGATGTTCGTAAAGTCAGAGCGAAATCAGACAAAGTTGAAGCATTTATCCATCAAACAGCCCAAGAGGACGGAAAAGGCGTGACTATCCGCATGGAGCAGGAGCCGGGCTCATCAGGTAAGGCACTTATTGACCAATATGCACGATATGTAGTGCCGGGTTGGGATTTGCAGGGTGTTCGTTCATCGGGAGACAAGGAAACAAGGGCGAGACCATTCGCAGCCGCTGTTGCCAACGGTAATGTTCGCTTAGTCAGAGGAAAATGGATTACTGATTGGTTGGACGAAGTTTCGTCTTTCCCAGAGGCGTGCACCCATGATGACCAAGTTGACTCCGCCGTTGGAGCGTTCACATTTTTAACTGGATTGGGGTTGCCTCAACGGAGGAAAGCCGTTATCATCGTGTGAACTAAACCTAGTTCCCGAAAGGGGAAATATGGAATCTAAAGACCTATTAGAACTTACTGAATTTCGTAAAGCAATGATTGCCGTTGGCGACAAGGCTTTACAGAATCTAGAGCAAGACGATGAGCAATTATGGTGTGACACACTCGTTTTGCTTCATGCGATAAAGGGTGACATTTCATCTATCTTTACGCAGTTTTCAAATCTTTTCTCCGAGAAAATTGAACTCTCAGAATACCAATCCTCCAACGGTCAGTTGATTGAAAAGAAATCAGCATTTGACCGCAAGGGGTGGAGACACGAAGATATTGCTTCTGAAGTGTTGCGTAGACTGCGTGACCTTTCTGTTGACATGGATACGGGTGAAGTGACAATGTCCGATGAGGAAATTGCCATGAAACTTCTTGACTATGTACAGCCTTCC